ATTTACTGGCCGTTTTGATGCTTGGGATTGCAATGTTGGGAATCTACCCGTTGGTCAGTGTTTATATACATTGTACGAGGGTAATGAAGGAGCGGTCAACCCTGAAAGCGAGGAAATTTTAAACGTGTTGGAAGTTGGATTGTACGAAGTGTTGGCGAATGAAAACACCGACATCGTATTTGAAAACAATACAACTTATATCGAGCCAAATTTATGAGTTCAAGAAGAGTAAAAAATGCGTATGGTATGCCTACCAGTTCGCCTATTGTACGACAGGACTTTGAAACGAAGTTACCTGAGTACAAGGTTGCGAACGGTAAGGATTATGTGATGTACGGAGAACATAACCGATACCCCGATTACTTGTTGGAAATGTACCAACGTAGCGCAAAGCATAACGCTATTGTAAACGGGAAGGTAAACTACATCACGGGTAAGGGTTGGACGTATGAAGCCGACCAAGTACCGAGCGAAATGCTTGGTGAGTTAAACCGATTGTTGGAAAATCCGAACCCATACGACGACTTAAACGATATTCTATATAAGACCACGTTGGACTTTGAAATTTTCAATGGCTTTGCCTTGGAAATCGTGTGGAATATGAATGGTAAGGTTAGCCAAATCGCACACAAAAACTTTGGTAACCTACGTCGTAACGTCGATGGAAGCAAGTTTTACTATGCGGACGAGTGGAAAGAGTTTGGCGAACCTGAAAGGCTTACCGAGTATATGCCATTCGACCCTGAAAAACGTTTGGGTAAGCAACTATTCTATTACTGTTCATACGCTCCGAGCGTGCGTTATTACCCCATTCCTGAGTACCTTGGTGCGCTTGCTTACATCGAAACCGATGCAAGGATTGCCAACTACCACGTTAACAACTTACGAAACGGTTTCCTTGGTGGTTTCCTTTTTAACTTCAACAATGGAGTGCCTTCAAACGAAGAGCAAAGAGAAATCAAACGTCAATTACAAAAGCAATTAAGAGGCGACGATGGCGAGCGTATCGTGGTGAACTTCAACGATAGTACCGAAACTGGATTAAAGATTGAACCGTTAAACGCTAACGACCTCGATAAGCAGTTTAACATTCTCAACGAAACCATCCAAACTGAAATCTTTGTTGCTCACCGCGTAACCTCCCCGATGTTGTTTGGTGTACGTGTTTCAGGGCAACTTGGTGGACGTTCTGAGTTGGTGGAAGCATACGAACTATTTAAGGCGGTTTACGTTAACGATCGAGTTCAAAAGTTAGAAAAGGTGTTTAACTACATTTTTTCCTTCAATGGGTTGGGCGTGTTGGAAATCGAACCTACCGAGCCAATCACTGAAAGATTAACGGAGCAGTCATTGCTTCAAATCATGACCAAAGACGAACTGCGAGAAAAAGCAGGTTTACCACCTTTGGCCGAAGTAACCGTTACCGAGCAAACGCAGTCATTTACGCACCAAGATTTTCGAAAAGAGAAAGATGAGTTAGCGTTGTTTCAAAAGTTTGGCCGTGACGCTTCCGAGTTTGAGGAAATTACACGTAGACCCATGCGTTACGGGTTCGAGTTATTAGAGCAAGAATTTGCTTCCGAGTACGCTGAACTTGATGCCGACATTTTAAAAATGATCGAGAAAGACCCTGCAATTACTTCGGATAAATTAGCCGAAAAGTTGGGTAAGTCAATAGAGTTAATTTCAGACCGTATAAGCGCACTTATCGAGGCAAAGGCTATCAATATACGTGGAGCGTTAAAAGAGCTTGGTGAGTCTGCAAAGGACTTTATTAAGCCACGTAATCCCGAAGGTGAACCGTTGGTGCAAGTGATGTACAAATACGACGTACTTCCTGAGTTCGGTCCACAAAAGTTGATCGCTGGGAGTCGTGAATTTTGCTCAAAAATGATTGACTTAGGAAGGTATTACACCCGTCAAGATATTAACCAAATTTCAGACATCATGGGTTACTCGGTTTGGGAACGAAAAGGCGGTTGGTACACAAAGCCCGGCACGAACCAACACTACCCAACTTGTAGACATACTTGGATGCAAACCTTAGTAAAACCGAAATCATGAGCCAAAAAGCCCTATTCATAACCGAGAAGCAATTAAAAGATGCTTCATTGATTAACGAAAACGTTTCAATGGTGAAGTTGCGCCCTACGTTGATCATGTGCCAAGAAATGCACATCCAACCAATTTTAGGAAGCGACCTTTACAAAGAAATTGCGAACCAAATTATTGCGGACGATTTAACCCAAGAGAATGAGGACTTGCTTATTGACTACATTCAGCCGTGCCTTCAAATGTTTGTACAAATGGAGTTCCCGATGGCCTTCGGTTTCCAGTTACGCAATAAGAACGTGGAGCGTGGTACGGATCAAAACAGTACACAGGCCTCCATGAGTGAACTTCAAAGGTTGATTGATTACTACAAATCGAAAGCGGAGTGGTACGCTGAAAGGATTACCCGTTTTATTTTGACAAATATTACCGACTTCCCTGCGTATCAAACACCGAGCGGGCAAATCGATACCATTTTGCCTAACCGACGTAATTACACGGCAGGTTTGGTGTTGAATAACTACGGTTGTTGCGGTGATTTTGCAAGTCGTTACCAAGCTAACTTCAATCGAGATTGTGACTGTTATTAAAATCTATGAGTTACCACAAAAAGAACGTCGACAAATTAAGGGTTTACCTATCAAAAGAGAAAGATGCAAAGTTGGAACACGATAAAAAGAAGCTTAAAGGAGTTCAGCGAGAGCCATCCGCTCGTTAATTCGTTTGGCACGGGTAACATTCTCGATCCTGATAGCGCACAAATAACCAATTTTGTTACTCCCGAAATCGATCGTGTGTACTATCCTTTGGTTTTTGCGACGTTGGATTCTTCGAGGTTTGGAAGCAACTCGGTTACGTTTACCGTTGGTTTGGTTTTCATGGATAAGATTGAGGAAAGCCAAAAGGTAGCGGACCGCCCTACGGGTTCAAATGCTTTAAACTTCCAAACACTCCAACCCGATGAGGTCATGAGCGACATGACCCAACTTGCTGGGGATTTCATGATTAAGTATCAACGGACATTTGGCAATGACTTCGATATTTCGGTGGATGCTAACGTGGATTACTTCGTAGATCGTTTTGGTGATCGTGTTGCAGGATGCAGAGCGGTCGTATCGTTTAACGTTCCACTTGCTTTGTCTATTTGCACCATACCAACTGAAATGAACCCCGATGTTTGTTACTTTGGAGGCGTGGAAGCTACCAACCAAATCGACCTTTACGATGGTAGCACGATAGCGGTTGCACCCAATCAACCGATTAACATTACCTTTGATAGTGGAGCGGTTAGCAATTTGTTTCTTTGGTTTGCCGTGCCTTCAACTTATTCATTCTCGCATTGGTTTAGAAGTGCATTCGATCAAGGGGCGTTCGAGCAGTTGTTTGAGGTGTACGATACCGAGGATGATTACACAATTTACGTTACAATGTGGCAAACGGAAGCAACCGTTCAAATGACAATACAATGATTAGATTAAGCGATAATTTAGAAATCAACAAACCTGCACCCGTAGACGATCGATTAGGTGTTTTTGTTTCCACGGCTTCGGCTTTGAGTTCCATAGCAGAAGATCGACGTTACATTGGTTTAACCGTTATCGTTGATAGCGGAAGCGGTGCGACTGAGTATTGGTTCAAAGAGGGTGTTACCGATGCTGACCTTGAAGCAAAGTCTACCGGTGGCGGTGGTGGTGCTGCATGGGGTTCGATTACTGGAACGTTAAGCAGTCAAACTGATTTACAGAATGCCTTAAATGCGAAAGTACCTTATACCGGTGCAACTGCAAACGTCGACCTCGGCACGTACAATTTAACTGCCGATCAATTAGCGTTGAACGTAAACCCAACGGGAACGCTTGGAGTTGGAATGACTGAATGGAACGATACAATTGGAAGTTCACAAACACTTTTGAAAGGTGGCTCGGTTACATTGAAGAACGGCGTTGATTTAGTCGCTCGTGTGGTAAACAAGGTGAACCCAAACACCACACTAACGAAAGCGAATTACCAAGTTGTAAAGGTTACGGGAGCGCAAGGCCAAAGGTTAGCGGTTAATTTAGCGCAAGCAAATACCGACCTTAATTCAGCAGATACGCTCGGAGTGGTAACGGAAACAATCGCACCTAACCAAGAAGGTTTTATTTTAACAGTTGGTCAACTTGAAGGAGTAAACACTACGGGAAGTTTGCAAGGTGAAACCTGGGCCGATGGCGATGTGTTGTACTTAAGCCCAACTACTGCGGGGCGCATGACTAACATTAAGCCAAACGCTTCTACGGGTCACATCGTGGTACTTGGTTACGTGGAATATTCGCACGCTAACAACGGGAAAATCTATGTAAAGATCATGAACGGTTGGGAGTTAGACGAACTTCACAACGTGTTTATTGACCCTTCAACGTTAGCCAATAACGATGCTTTGATTTACGAAAGTTCAACCGACCTATGGAAGAACAAGCAAGTAACCAAATCAATGGTTGGACTTGGAAACGTGGATAATACAAGCGATGCAAATAAGCCAATAAGCACGGCTACACAAACGGCACTCGACCGCATTACAGGCCTTTTCCAAAACGTTAGCCAATTAAGTACTACATCAACCACTGCGGTAACTTTAACGACGTTTACGGTCGCTTCTGCAAACATTCCAGTCGGTGGTGTTATTCGTATTTCGGGATTGATTGAGCGAACCGCAGGAGCATCGGGAAATACAACGGTAGGAATAAACGTGAATTCAGGCGGTGCAAGGTATTTGCAATCGGCAGGAACAACCTCGCAGTTTGAAATGCTTATTTGTAAAATAACGTCTACAAACGTTCGCTATGGGTTGGGGGCATCCAATACCACGGGCAATTCATTTACAGGTCACAATTCAGTTAGTATTAGCGTTGCACAAGATGGAAGCGGTAATTTCAATATTGCTTTGCTTGGTTTTGTTGGAACTGCGTCAACAACGTTAACCGTTCAATTTGTTAAAGGTAATTTGTTATGAAGTATTTAGTTATTTATGATAACACCAACCATTTCTTTGAGGACTTTGAAACCGCAAAAGCGGAGTTCGAAGCGCATGGAGGTTTATTTTTAGAAGAAAAAGCACCAAACGTTTATGAAGCAGTTACTACATGACCTCGGTATTAACCTCGGCCTATCATTTGCAGGCTTTGCAGGTTCGCTCGTAATGATCGGAAAGAAAGAATTTTCGTGGAAGAAAGCTTTGATAAGTATTCCGAGCGGTGTGTTTTCTGCAAACTACCTTACCCCTATCGTGGTGGATGCGTTAGGAATGCAACAAGGTTCAGCGGAGTATGGTATTGCTTTTATCATGGGCTACCTTGGATTGAAAGGAACTGAAATTTTTGCAACTAAATTTATCAATAATGAAAAATCTAAAAAACCTGATGCCTAAAAAGGCAAACGAAATGTCGATTTATGAGAGAGCGACGGCAGAAACACCTCCATTTTTTAAGAAACTGCGCACTATTGGTATTGTGGTTGGTGTGGTCGGGGGTGCTTTGGCTACTGCACCAATTTCGCTCCCCGCCTCGATTGTAGCTTTGAGCGGTTATTTGATCACGGCAGGAACAATTATTACCACTGTTTCGCAAATAACTGTTGACGAAGGAAAATAAAGTCGTATCTTTGTAACGCAAGCCACGTTTTTTGCGTTGTTTTCGTAGTTTAATTTTTGGTTGAACCCCTGAGAAATCGGGGGTTTTTTTATGCGTTCAAAAAAAAAGTTTCATTTTTTTTCGTAAAAAGTTTGCACAATTAAATTTTACTCCTTTACTTTGTAGAACCAAAGAGAAACAAACTAAAAAACAAAGCAATGGAAAAAGCAAAAACAGAATTAAAAATTGGCAGTAAACTTTATTGGTCTGACCAAAGTGATATTTTAGCTGGAATAGTTATTAGATTCACAAATAAAAGAGATGTAATCATAAACTTTGTAAGTGGTAACGAATTAGGCGAAAGAAATTATCCTATAAAGTTAGCAAATAAATTTATCTGCAAATAAACAAACGGGGGGTGCGCATCCGTAACGCACAAACAAACCAAAAAACAAAATGAACAAAACGCAAACAACAATTTGGGGAATCGTAATGCTTTACGTTTTCTTCCTAACCAAAAACCCATTTACAATTATTTACATGGTGTTTATCGGGGCTTACATTTCAAAAAGAATTCAAACCAAAAAATCAAAATAATATGAAAACAATGAACGACAAACAATTTCCAGTTGACGCTTTGCGCTTTTGGAAGTTAGCACCCGACACTATTTCCTGCGGTTGGGACATCTTTATTGGCCACGCACATTCCGAGAATATGTGTGATCCCGTAAGCCATTACATTTTCAACGATGTAATTACAATCTTTAAACACCTGAGAGGGTACATTGACCACGAAGACCGTCACGTTGGGGAACTGCTTAACGAGGTAATCCGATGGGACCTTAAAAATTCAGAGTTATGCGTTACCGATGCAAGTTTCACTGAGCAAATCGGAATCGGTGTAGCGATCAGCTTTAAAATGAATTTCAACACGGTAGAAAATTATTCAATCATATTTAGTTATTTCAAATAATGCGAGAAATTAAACAAATCAAACGGGGGCGAAAACCTGCTCGCCCCTTGGTTTCCACGGCCTTAGCGCAACGATGGGAGCAAGTGAGAAACGAACGGAAAATATCCGTACACCGATTACCAGTTAGCCCACCAACTTACCGAAAGGTAATTAACACGGGGTACTGCGATCAGCAAACTTTGGTTAAACTAACTAAATTCTTTTTATGATTAGCAAACACATAACACTAACCGAAGCCACAAAGAGCAACACGGCAACCCGTTTGGGAATTAACAACACGCCAAACCAAGCAACCATTGAAACCATGAAGCTAACCGCTGAAAAGGTATTCGAACCTTTACGGGAAATCGTTGGTGCAATCCGAGTAAGTTCCTTCTACCGTTCACCTGACCTTAACCGTGCTATTGGTGGGAGTAAGTCAAGCCAACACTGCAAAGGTGAAGCAATCGATATGCAAGCGTTGAACACATCGAACTTCCACCTATTCGAAGAAGCCTGCAAGCTACCCGAGTTCGACCAAATTATTTGGGAGTTCGGCACGAAGCAAGAGCCTGACTGGGTGCATATCAGTTACTCAAAAACCAATAACCGCAAACAAATTTTACGTGCAACCAAGATCGGAAACCGCACCGCCTACGTGCCTTACCGCAAAGATTAAAAAAATAGTTTGCACAATTAACTTTCATTTGTATATTTGTGAACCAAAACAAAATTATGGAAACAATCAAAAACTTGGCGAAAGCTTTGGTTAAAGCAACCGCCCAAATCGAAGGTGCTACAAAAGACAGTACCAACCCACACTTCCGCAACAAATACGCAGACCTTGCCAGCGTTACGGAGGCAATCAAGAAACCGCTGAACGATCACGGTTTAACGTACTCACAAATCATTCACCGCTTAGAAGGTGGCGTTGGTGTAGAAACGCTTATCATTCACGAATCAGGTGAAACTATGAGCAACGGTATTACGTTCGTTCCTGCACCTAAAAACGATCCACATGGGTACGGCAGTGCGTTGACCTATGCACGTCGCTATTCCCTTTCTGCTTGCTTCGGTGTTATTCAAGAAGATGACGATGCAAATGGTGCTACCAACCTACGTACAACGGGCGATATTAACAAGGTCCAGAGCAAAAAGGAATCCGCACCAAAGTTCGCAAAGGCTGACGAACTGCAACCATTCACCGCTGAAAAGTACGCAAAGCTATTGGAACTTCACGAAACCGACACTGAGTTATGCAAGAAGTTAGAAGCGCATTACCGCATTACTTCCGAGATTAAGGCACAATTCAAGAAAGATACCGGAAAGGATTGGAAATGACACAGGAGGACAAAATCAAAGTAATCATTGAACTTTATTCAAAGATTAAAAATTCGGACCTTGCAAAGATGCTCGGAATGAATAGCGGTTTAATCATTTATTACGCTCGAAAATACAACCTTAAAAAAGAAGGTGAATTGCTACAAGATCAAATGAACCAAAGCGTTAGTAAAATGGTTGAAGCTCGCAAGTTGTACGATTTACGTTACAACCTTTTGAGAGAGCAAGAATTAACATATTGGGAGCGAGTAAATGAATTTCGCAAACAGCAAGTTGAAACGCACGGACGTTTCCACCCATTCTTTAAGATGCAACAAAAAAGTCAAGCCAATGGATAATATCATAACCCAATCAAACAACCTGCTTTCGTCCGTAACTGGAAGAGAGCAGGTGGAATTGATGCACCAAGAATTCCGCATTCAAATCGAAGAGGGTAATATCAACCCGTTGGAGTTTGCAATCAAAGCACGCATGATCATTAAGGCCTTAGAGCAAACATTAACCGATACCCAATACCTTGCAATCAATGAGCAGGAAAAACACGGGAAAACGGCTGAAATGTTTGGAGCGGTGGCCACGACTTCCGAAATGGGTGTTAAGTACGACTACGAAAGTTGCAACGACATTGAGTGGATTATTTTGAAGGAGAACGTAGAACGTACAACCGAAATGCTGAAAGCCCGTGAGAAGTGGTTACGATCACTGACCAAGCCCGAAAACATCGTTGATGCAAACGGGGAAATAATTACCATTACCCCACCAATCAAAAGAAGTACAACAACCTTAAAAGTAACAATGAAATGAGAACAAGCCCACAACAACTAATCGACTTCATTCAAGGTATTAAACTCAAAGCCATGGAAGTACACGTTAACGCAGAATACACCGCAAAGAAACTTGACCTTTCAAAGATTAGCCGTTTCGATATTTTAAACCAACGGATGCAACGGTTGTACCGTTTACGTTCCCAGTGCATCGAACATAAGGACTTTTTTAAGGCACTCCAAGCCATGCACCTGATCAATCGTGTAGGCTTCGAACTTTCCAAAACTTACAACTATACTGCACTATGAACTACCCCGACCCAACCAAAGAACAGTTAGCGATTACCCGTGCCGTTGTGCTGATGCAAGCCCTTGCCGAAACATTGGACGACCTAAAACGCACCAAGGCATACCGTCAATCCTTAAAGAACCGATTGAACCTTTTAGAGCAGGACCTATCAATTTACCTCAACACGCTTTCCGTAGCGTTTTGGGGTGAGGATGAAGAGTTAATGATGCAAATAAGCCGAGGCATTGACGCGGTTACGGGTGCGCTCGCAACGTGGCATCCTGCGCAAATGGCAGTACTGGAAGACGTACTTAATCAAATCGAAGAACAATTTAATCAAACCCAACATGAAATATCAAAAACCACAGAACAAACAGGACATTGAATCCTTAAAATGGAAAATGAGTTACCTTGAAAACCAATTAACGGGGCAACTATGCGACGAAGAAATGGTACTACGTCAAGAAATTAGCGAAATTAAGCAACTGCTTCGATCGGTTGAATACCCTGAACGCCCGACCGATTCAAGTTTTGAATGTTTTGGTTGTGGGAGTTAAATTTGTTTTGTATATTTGAAGCAGAAACAAAAGCAAATTAGCGGATTTGCCTTTTAATAAAACCTAATAACCCTGCCTTGGACGTGTACCGCTATACCGTTCTTGGTGGGGTTTATTATTTATGAAACATGGAAGTTTATTTAGTGGAATCGGTGGCTTTGATTTGGCTTCCGAATGGATGGGTTGGGAGAATGTATTTCACTGCGAGTGGAATGACTTCGGTAAAAAAGTTTTAAAATATTATTGGCCAAAAGCAATTAGTTACGATGACATCACAAAAACAGATTTCACTATTCACCGAGGATCAATTGACATCCTTACGGGAGGTTTCCCATGTCAACCCTACTCAACCGCAGGAAAGCGACTTGGAAAGGAAGACGAACGCCATTTATGGCCTGAAATGCTTAGAGCAATTCGAGAAATTCAACCACGTTGGATTGTGGGCGAAAACGTTCTCGGCCTTGTTAATTGGAATGGAGGGTTGGTATTCGAAGAGGTGCAGGCTGACTTGGAAAATGAAGGGTACGAAGTACAACCGTTTATACTTCCAGCTGTTTCCGTCAACGCACCACACCGAAGAGACCGAGTTTGGTTTGTTGCCTACTCCCATGGCGCAAGATCGAGCGACAACGGTAGAGCAAACAATGAAGAGGAAAGAGAAGTACGGGGGCAAAACGAGGGGAATGTATCTACAAAATTTTGCAGTAATGGGAATGCTACCAACCCCGACAAGAGTTCAAATGAATTACAAACAAAAAGAGGGTTGGGAATGGACGGGGCTTTATTGGAAAAACGAAAAAGGGCAAAAGAAGCAAACGGATTTAACTGCAACAATCAATCAAATGATTTACCAAGAAATGCTACCAACACCGAGAAGCAGAGATTGGAAGGGTTGCGAAGGGAGAAGGGGAGATGTGCCAAGCTTTATAGAAGACCAAATGGGATTAAAAATTGGGAAAACTTCCCAACTGTCGCCCCAATTTGTGATGGAAATGATGGGCTTTCCAACCGATTGGACGGAATTACCTTTTCTAAATGGAGAAACGAATCAATCAAAGCAGGAGGAAACGCAATAGTGCCACAGGTTGTTTTACAAATATTCAAAGCAATAGAACTGTATGAACTTGATTGATTACAATTTTCGCCTTAATTCGATCATTAAGGAAGGTATGTTAACGACTAACGAAATCGCTTTGATGTTTGTTATTATCAACCTACAAAACACGCTTAAATCGGATTTATTTGGTTTGCCTACCCGTACAACCTCGGCACATTTGAACCTATCCAATCCGACCTATTACCGTACATTGGAAGGCCTGCAAACGAAGGGATTGATAGCAATTTTAGAGCAAGGAAAGAAGAACCAAGCACCCATTATTCGAATCACATTCGATAAAAAAATTTTAGCGAATCCGTTTAGCATTTCACAATTCGAAACGAATGCGATAAAAGAAAATGAACAAATGCTATTAAAAAATTTTAGCGAATCCGTTAACATAAATAAGAAAGAAGAAAGAATCAAAAATAAAGAATCTACTAATAGTAGTAGTAGTATTAAAGAGCCATTTCAAAATTTGAAACCAAGCGACTGCAAAGAGTACATTCACGAGCAATTAGAACTGCACATTCACAATCTTAAACAAGCAACCAATTACACCGTTGAACAAATACGGTCCGCAGTCGATACCTTTGTGAACTATCAAGAACTTGAAGCAAAAATGTACCACTTCAAAGCGGATTCATTCAAACACTTTGCGCACTGGATAAAACGAATTGACCTAAACAAAATCAACAAACCAAAAGAACATAAACTCGATTCACGTAACATGACCGCAGACGAAATCGCTCAGTGGGTCGTCGAGAGAAAATTCGGAAAACAACCTTAAAAAAAAACGATATGAAAATCAAAGAAATGCAACCACAAGCACGTGCTGAATATCTTACCAAGCAACTGCTAAAACTTTACGATTACTTCAACAACAATGTAACCGTTGGAGAAAACATCATGCGACAGGTTGAAGCGTTGGAGGAAGACCTTGAAACCTACACCAATCTTACAACCGACCAATTCGAACAGGCACTCAAGAACGGACGTAAGGAAAGCACCGAAGCATTTAAGCCTTCCATTAGATTGATCGTGCAATGGGTATCAAACTACGTTGTACGCTTCAACAAATCCGAGCAAAAGATTACGCACTCAGGAACAACGCTCACACGTAACTACCCAATCGAACAGCGCAAAGCATGGATCATTTCAAGCTACCGTCAATACCACGAAGAAAACAAGGACATGACCAAGTTTTACGACTTCGGTGCGCCTACTTACGAGGCTATCTACAAGTATTGCGGTTACAACCTTTCAAACGATCAACGTGAATGGTGTTTTGAAATGAGCAAACGTTTATCACTTTCGCAAATGTTTAACGCATTTCTAACCCGTGACGAAAGCGATGAGTTCAGAAACAACGCAACCGCCTGCGCTTATGCCTGCAAATTGTTTTTTGATCAGTTCCCAACGGAAACCGATTTGAGAACGCAATTAGGCTATTTCGATAACGTTTCCAAAGATCACTTTGTAGCCAGTTACGAAAAGACCCCGTCACTTGTAGCGT